GCGAGACCGCTCTTTGAGGTCAACCATGTCCGTGGGCGAGAAAGGACGCCCAATGAGACGGAAACAATCCCATCGTCTCATAATGCCGTGTAATACCTTTTGGACAGGCTTCATGCTATAGTAGGGAATGGATTCCCCCTTACTTATAACACGAACTTTAAAGGGCTCTAATACGCCTTGGATTACACATCTGAGTCTCATACTCCGGGGAAATTCTCTTTCCCTCTCGATCAACGAGGACCAGGAATCCTGTCCGCACCTTGCGTAGACAGTCCTTATTTCAGTCCCTTGGTGGTATCGCGGATTGGGAGAACATCTTCTCATCTCAACCATCCCGATCATCTCATCAGTCATACAAAAGTCTTTTTCGTTATCTTTTGTCCCAAGTCCTGCTAAATCACGCAGCTTGCCAAACTGACCGAGTCCCCTTCGTGTATTCTCATACGAAGCAGAACCAGAGGGAGTGTAGTTAAGAAAACTTACACTCGGATCCTTTAAACCCTCTGTGAGCTGGTTCCTGACTTTCCTAATAACATAGTCAAAGGTAGGGTCTTGGAAGATCTCTTCAATAACAGAGTCATCCCCATCATCTAGGCTCGTAAGCATCTTTAGATGATCCTGATATGTCTTCTCGATCATATCGACCCCTGCAGGAAGCGAAGCTCTTTTACCTTGCAGCCAAGAATACCAAAAGTGAGTATTCTTACGGTTAAAACAAAATAACCGATTTTTCCACCAAACCCTGAAGGCACCTGTCGGTTCAAAGACAGGTTCAGTCGTCTCAGGGAGTTCGTTTCTCAAGTACTTGGCCATAGGGAAGGTTAACACGTGTTTTGCACGCTTAAGCCATTGACCCTCGGTCCCAGAAGTACGGAGATACTGGGAGATCTGATTATTCATCTCACCAGTGAGGAAACCATCGCATCCATGATGTCGCATGATTAACCTCAAGCCACGAACCAGCGCCGTAGTACGATCTTGTACAGAAACGCAATCTATCTTCGTACCTAGTAGATTGTCGTGAGCCACCTTTGGCTCGATGGTGCTATCAACTCCTTTCGAAAACTCGAACGGAATCTGACTCATTTTAGATTGAGCAGACATAGTAGTTATATTGATAACGTTGGAATAAGATTAGTTTGTTTTAGATTAACGTCTTTAACGGATT